CAGCGAGACTTGATACCACCTGGGTAGAAACAATGCGAGGGCGAGAAGATTCGCGTGGCTACATCAAGCTGCCGAAGGAACGGTATCTTCGCGGCCAGCGGATACAAATCGCTTCGGGTTTGTTTCAAGGAAGGTTTGGGTTGTATCAGGGAATGACTGCTCGACAGCGCGAAGTCGTTTTGCTCGACGTGCTGAACGTTCGCGTTGAATTAGCAACCAACGATCTAGGCTGATAGTCGTTGATCGTTTGTGTTGCGGCTGATGGGGACTTGGTTAACACCATTTCTCCTGGGTAGCGGTAGCTATCTTATGCAAACGGATCTTAAAAATGGCATCAAAAAAAGGTGGTCAAGATATCACAAAAATACCGATCGAAAGGAGAGGGCGGCCGAAAGGCATGCAGAATAAAGTAACAACTCTACTCAAGGACGCGGCCATGATGGCTGCGGAGATCGCCGGTAACGAGTTCCCCAATAAAGATAACTTACCCGGGTTGATCAATTACCTGCGCGTTGCGGCCACAGCCGAGATGCCTGCGTTCCTGTCGCTGTTGAGTAAAATTCTTCCGGTGCAGGTGGTTGATAAGAACGGCAAGGACGTTGAGTTCACTCATATCGAGCGTGTGATTATTCATGCTTACGGAAACGAGTACGGCGGCATCACCGAAGGTGAGGCGCCCGTTGAAGTTATTGACGCCGAGCATATTCCAGCCTTTGTTAAGGCCAGCTAGATTTATCGGCGCTTACGGTGGACGTGGTTCGGGCAAGTCGCATTTCTTCGCTGAACTGGCGCTCGAGCGCGCCGTGTCGCAAAAAGGTTTCAGCCTGGTTTGTGTTCGCGAGATTCAAAAGAGTCTCAATCAATCGGTCAAGCGATTACTCGAGTACAAAATACAAAGGTTAAATCTCGCTTCGAAGTTTCGCATCCTGGACGATAAGATCGTGACCCCTGGTGATGGGTTGTTTATTTTTGTCGGGATGCAGAACCATACTGCGGAGTCGTTGCAATCACTTCAAGGATTCAATGCCGCGTGGTGTGAAGAAGCACAAAACCTTTCGCAGTACTCGTTGACAACACTCAGGCCGACGATTCGAAATGCCGGGTCGGAGATTTGGTTTTCGTGGAATCCAAAATCACCGAAAGATCCGGTTGATGTACTACTCAGAGGAGCCAATGCCTTTCCAAACTCTCGTGTCGTTTGCGCCAATTGGATGGATAATCCTTGGTTTCCAAAAGAACTTGCCGAGGAAAAGGACTGGGACCAGCGACGCGATCCCGATAAGTACGCTCATGTTTGGATGGGTGAGTATCAGAAACATTCTGAGGCTCGAGTGTTCAAGAACATCTCGATAGACGAGTTCGAGACGCCGAGCGACGCACGATTCTATTACGGAGCTGACTGGGGTTTTTCGGTTGACCCGACCGTTCTGGTGCGCTGCTGGATCAAGGATCGGAAGTTGTTTATCGATCGAGAGGCTTGGAAGATTGGTTGCGAAATAGATCGAACGCCGGCGCTGTTTGATAGCATCGAGAATGGGCACGCAAGGAATTGGCCAATCGTTGCCGACAGCGCCGATCCGCAGAACATCAGTTACATGAAGCGGTTTGGTTATTCGAAGATGAAACCGAGCATAAAGGGGCCGCACTCGATTGAGCAGGGTATCGAGTTTCTAAAGGGCTACGACATAGTTATCCATCAGCGGCATTGTCCGCATGTTGCCGATGAATTTACTAGTTATAGTTACGAGGTCGACAAGCAGACGGAGGAAGTTTTGCCGAAGCTGTCCGACAAGAAGAACCACACGATAGATTCGTGCCGCTATGCGGTTGAGCCGTTGCGCACGGCTGCCAACTCCGCGGTCGTAGTCGAAACGGGATTCTTCTGATGATGAAACTCTGCGGAAGTCCTTCAGTGGATCGCCAGCACCTCGGCGTGCCTGCAATTGAGTTTGCACCAGCGCACAGCGCCCCGGTTGTCGAGGACCAGGATGCCGGGTTGATAGATGAGCCGTCTATCCCGCAGGGTAATTACTAATGGACATCACCATCAAACATCCCGACTACATCGAGTTCCGTCCTTTTTGGGAACTCATGCGGGATTCATTTGATGGTGAATACGCCATCAAACGTAAGGGCGAAATCTATTTGCCGATGAAGTCCGGCACGCTGGCGATCGATGATCTGACCAAGCGGCATCGAAACTATGATGCCTACATGATGCGGGCGGAATTTCCCGAGCTAGTTTCGCCAACGGTACGCGGTGCGGTTGGCGTCATGTTGGAGAAGCCGGCCGAGATTAAATTGCCGTCGCAGATGGAAAGCTTGCGAACACGAGCGACGCGCAGCGGCATGACTCTCGCTTCCCTGCACCGGCAGATCGAGAATGAGTTGATGATTACTGGGCGCTACGGCCTGTTGCCCGGGATAAACAGCAACGGCGAGGGTTATCTGGCAGGTTACACCGCCGAGTCAATCATCAACTGGGACGAGACTGACGACGTTCCGGATTATGTTGTGCTGGATGAAAGTCATCCGAAGCGCAATCCGCTAACGAATGTATGGTTGACCAAGGAATGTTACCGCGAGTGTTTGGTAATCGATGGTCGCTATGTGTCGCGCGAGTGGGAAAAAACATCTGAGGGCGTTTGGGTTCCGTCTGCTGACGTGGTGGCATTCAAGCCACCGAAGAATGGTCAGGTACTTGGACTCGATGTGTTGCCATTTGTTTTTATCAACACGAATGGATTGCAGCCCTGTCCGGATGACGTGCCATTATACGGGTTGGCGAAAGTGGCATTGCGCATTTACCGAATGGACGCGGATTACACTTTCGCGCTGCACATGACCTCCGAGCCGACGCCAGTTGTAACAGGCTTCGATGATCCGAAGGTGTCCGAGAAGGAAGGGCAGATACCAAACTCGATCGGTGCCGCAAAACTTTGGGTACTACCAAAAGGCGGGACTGCCGCGTTCCTCGAGTTTTCCGGCTCTGGTGTTGGGGCGCAGAAGGACGCGATCCAGGCGGCGCTCGATCGCGCTGTTGCGCTGGGCGCTCAACTCCTCGCCAATCAACAGCGTACAGCCGAGTCCGGCGACGCATTGAAGCTGCGCCTTGGCAATCAAGCGGCGACGTTGAAACAGATCGCGATGACCGGCGCGGCCGGCCTCGAGAAGGCGTTGAAGAATCTCGCCGTATGGATGAATGCCAATCCCGAGCAGGTCGAGGTTATTCCGAATCTTGACTTCTTCGATCACACACTCAACGCCCAGGAAATCGGAGCCGTCGTCAAGGGCTGGCAGGACGGCGCGTACTCCTGGCAGACGTCGTTCGAGCGTCTGAAGAAGGGAGGCGTGATCCCCGATGAGCGGACCGTCGAGGAAGAGCAGCAATTGATCGCTGAGGACCAGGCGAACAAGGATTTGAATCCGGAGCAGCCGATCGATCCGCGCACCGGTTTGCCAATTCAACCGCAGATTGATCCGCGTACGGGGTTGCCGATCGCACCGCCGCCGAACCCCGCGCTGTTTATGAGTGGCGGAGGAGCAAAGCAGTGACGCAGATTTTTAAGCGACGACTATCTCTGCCAATGTCGGCGGAGCAGATACAGCGCATCCACGACAACCCTAGGAGGATTGGAGAAATGGCAAAGTCGCAAGGAATGAAGATGGCGAAAGCCGGAGCCAATAAGACCCTGACGACGCATGGCCGCCGTCAGGCGGTGGCGGTCGCCAGCAAAACCGCACCGAAGGGCAAGGCTCCTCCTTCGTTCAAGAAGGGCTGATCGAAGATGGCTCTCGTCGTCGAGACAGGTGTAGGCGTCCAACTCGCCAACACCTACATCACCAGGGCTGAGTTCGACTCTTATGCCGAACTCATGAACTGGAATGTATCGGCCTATGCCGATGAGCAGATCGAGGCGGCCATTGTCCGCGCGACGCGAGCGATCGATCACTGGGAAACGTGGCAGGGTGTGCGGACCTACGGTCAGGAACAAGGATTGTTTTGGCCGCGCAAGGCGGGCACGATCCAGTACGGGGTTTATGTTTCTGATCCGTATATGCTTACGGTCATCGATTCCGAAGGCTTGCCGATCGCGGTCGATTATATTCCGAGCGAGCTCAAGCAAGCGGTTTGCGAAGCGGCTTATCGCGAGCTTCTGGCTCCGCAATCGATGCAACCCGACAACGCGCAGCGAATTAAAATGTTGAAAGCCGGATCAGTGGCGATCGAATATGAAACCGGCGCCTCCGTAAATACAAACTACACGGTGATTGACGATCTGTTATCCAGCCTTGTGCCGGATGGTGCTGATAACAGCGGTAACAATTCAGCGATGGTAGAACTTTACAGGGCATGAGGACACATGGAAGATTTGGAAACCCAGTTACGCCAGCAGATGAAGCTCGATGCCCGTATGCAGCACCACAATAGCGGGCATAGCGTCGTGGAGCCGGATCAGGCTGATCGAGTTGAGAGGCGACGCGCTCCGCGCAACGAGTATTTGATTGAGCCTGTTCGATGCCTTTGCAAGGAGGGTGCATCGAACGCGGAGATCGCCAGCGCGTTGAAGATTTCCGCAGCTCGTGTTGCCGGGATCGTTTATCGACACGGCTTCAAACGTCCCTTCACAGTGGCGCAGGAGCCGAGGCCAATTCCTCCGCCTGTGCCTCCGCAGCCCCCGCCGTTCCCAGGTCCAACGCCGCATCCGCATCCAATTCCTCCGGCTCAGCCGCAGTCGGTATGAACGTTATCGCCAAGATCGTGCATTGCCCGACCTGTGGATCACCGCCAGGCTGGGCATGCAAGGCTCTCAATCCCAGCGAAGAACAGGATTGTTCCAACGCACTCAGCGCGCAGAAAATTATATCAGAATCTTTCCCGTGGCCGAGCGCCACACAACGAGCAGGAGCAGCCCGATGGGCATCAAGGCAATCATTGATACAGCAGCAGACGTACCGGAGACTCTGAAGGAGTTCTATAAGCCGGACGATAAGGGCAAGCTCATCCTGGAGCTGGATGGGATTGACGATCACCCCAAGGTTCGCGGCGTGATTACTGCTAACCGCGAGAACGTCAAGAAGCGCGACGAGTTGAAAACGAAACTCGCCGAACTCGAGGAACGAGTGAAGATTGTTCCTGAAGATTTCGATCCCGAGAAGTA